AAATGACCGCCATGCTATGGGACTCGATCAAGCGGGCTTGGCGCAAGTGGCGATGCAAGCATGAGTTAGTCGTTAAGACGTACGGCAAAGTCACCAGTATGTGTATTTGCACGTGCAAAGAATGCGGAGAGTCATGGTATGAGTGACTTCATTCGCAACTTCGCTTTGCTGATTGTTATCGCTCTCGCCTCCCTTGGCATGGGCGTTGTTCTTTACTCAATACAGGAATGGTGGCGGAAATGAAACCCCTGGTGCATTGGTACTTACGGTGGCGAAGACATTTAGCGAGCATCGACGCACACCTTGACTATCCAGACATCATGGCCCCGCCGTTACCGCGCGGAACAGATTGTCGCGGTCAAATTGAAATGGAAAATCACTGGGAGACGCGCCGCAAGATGAACATTAAGCGTAAGGAAATTCTTGACGCATCGGCGGACGTTAACAAGGCGGGATTCGTGCCGGTTAACTTGGAGTTATTCAAATGACGCAAGCTGAACTCGTCTTGACTTTGCTGACACACAAGCCAATGACAACGCATGCCCTAATGCGCGTGCCGTTACCCGATGGGGGTAACATGCTGCGCCCTCAAGATGTGGCGTTTCAACTTCGACGCGGGACAAATAAGCGTCCGCCCTTCGACGTGAAGGAATGCCCGGTCGGTAAGGCACGCATGGCGCTGTATTCGTTGCCAGCGGCAGAAAAAAAGCGAGCGGCTAAGTATTTGTCGCAATTGCGCAGCGAGCGCGTAACCGGATAATCACGCACATGCAAAACAGTTTCCAAGCAGTAATTGCGAATCTCAATACCTCGCTACGCAATCCGGTAGATCGTGGTGATGGTGAGCAACCGCATTGCTACGTGCGGGCCGATGAATTGGCGGCGCTGATACAGTGCGCGATGGCGTGTTATCACCCCGGGTGCGTTAATCTGTTCACGCAAGCGGATGGAGTTAAGGCAATAGAGGCATGCGACCATGAATAGACAAACAGACGAGCGGGAGAATGTAATGGGTGAAGTTGTAAAGATCGAACCGGCGCAGCAATTGCCAGCGGTAACGCCGATGCAGTTGCTACAGATTGCCGTAGGCCAGGGCGCAGACCTTGACCGCCTGCAAAAGTTTATGGACATGCAAGAGCGGTGGGAGGCTAACGAAGCGCGAAAGGCGTTTAACAATGCCTTCGCCGCGTTCAAGTCTGAGGCCGTGTCGATCATCAAAACGACTGAGGTCAAAGACGGCCCGCTCAAAGGCAAGATGCACGCGAACCTGCATGACGTGGTTGTAGCGGTTACGCCTGCGCTATCAAAGCACGGCCTCTCGATGTCGTGGAAATTATCACGCGATGAAAAGGACTGGCTCGAAGTCACCTGCAATTTGCGCCATGTGAGCGGTCACGCTGAATCCGTTTCGATGGGGGCGGCCCCTGACACCGGACCGGGGCGAAACGCTATCCAGGCTCGCGCTAGTGCGAAGTCTTACCTTGAGCGCTACACGGCTACGGCGATCTTGGGGCTTGCGGCCAAGGAGGCGGACGATGACGGCAACGGTGGCGACAAGCAAGCGCCAGAAGCGCCAGCCGATTACGAGAACTGGAAAGCGGACATGACGGCGGTCGCCGATGAAGGAATGGCGCGACTACAAGCCGTATGGTCTGGATCGGCGGCAGACCTGCGCAGGTACGCCACGAAGGTTGACAGTTATTGGTGGAATACGACCAAGGCGAAGGCGCAGAAGGTGGCCCAATGATCGAACGATACCGTAATCGTATTGGTGAAACGATTGGAGACTTGGCGCTTGTTGCAATTTCAGAAAAGACAGATGGAAATTACCGAATCTATGGGGAGTTTCGTTGCACTTGTGGTAACACTGCTCACTTTCCGGCCGGTCGTGTCCTGAACGGAAAAAAGAAAACACATTGCGGCTGTAAAACAGATCATGGCGCACACAGAACACACGGAATGAGAAAAACTAGAGAGTACTCAACATGGGTTGCAATGAAAAACCGTTGCCTTTGTGAAACAAGCAAAGACTATGCTAGGTATGGCGGAGCCGGAATTGCCATTTATCCCGCGTGGGTTGATTCTTTTGATGCGTTCCTGTCTCACGTCGGCCCAAGACCGAAAGGAACGAGCATAGACAGAAAGGATAACAGGAAGGGGTACGAGCCAGGAAATGTTAGGTGGGCAACACGAAGTGAACAACAGCAAAATAAAAGCTCGTCCTATGATTGGGCTGTAAAAGGCATTGGCTTTTCTTCTTGCTCTGAAGCTGCCACCTATTACGGAGTTTCTGAGCAGTCTGTGTGGCGCTGGGTTAACGGTGCCTTTGATAAAAGGCGGAACGCATTCACAAAACCTAGAGGAGACTGTCATGCAAGCGCTCGCTATTGAACAAGGCTCTATTGCTTGGCTGGAACAGCGAAGAGGAAAGTTAACCGCATCGCGCATGATGGACGTCTTAGCCAAGACCAAAAGCGGCCCCGCCGCCTCGCGCGTGAACTATCTCGCGCAACTGGTCTGCGAGCGCCTGACAGGTAAAGTCGCGGAGGCTTGGGCGTCCGACGCCATGAAGCGAGGGACGGAATTAGAGCCGGTGGCTAGGGCCGCATACGAGGCCCATAGCGGCGAGCTGGTTATGCCTGCGGAGTTTGTGACGCATCCACTTAACGAGCTTGTGGGCGCGTCCCCTGACGGCCTGATAGGCGACAAAGGTCTTCTTGAGATTAAGTGCCTCAATGCGGCCAACCATATCGAAGTACTCAAAGGCGGAATGCCGTCGAAGTACAAGCCGCAAGTACAAGTGCAATTGTGGGTTACGTGCCGGGATTGGTGCGACTTCTGTGCATATCACCCCGACTTCCCAGAGCGGCTACAGCTTAGCGTGACGCGGGTCGCCGCCGATCCTGAGTATCACGCGATGCTCAAGGTTGAATCAGAAATCTTTCTTGATGAAGTGGCAAAAGAAGTAGAGGCATTGTCGAAGCTATGAGCTACACCCTCTCCGCCACCAACACCTTATGCCCTTTCCGGTGCTGGTGGATGTTTCAATACAAAAGCGAAACGGCAAAGACTTTGTGGTGCCCTGAGTGCGGCACGGTGGTGATGATATGAGCAACGATAAAGCCATATGGGACGCACTCAATACCGGGAGCGTGGAAGCGGTAGCGGCTGCGCTAACGCCTGACGAAATAAAGCGCCTGAACCTAACAGAACCAACGCATGAGTCAATGGTGGCCGACGGATGGATGCCGAAGGACGGCATTGTGAACCTAAGCGAAGCCATAGAGCTTGCGCCGCTTACTGAGGCGATTACGAGTAGGTTAGCACCGGAAGATTTAGCCGCTCCATTTCCGTTTGATGTTAAGCCAATAGACGAAGACAAAGAGCGGGCGGCGTTTGAGGCGCGAGTCAGCTCGCCACCATTTGAGTACTGCATAAACAGATTTCCTGACGATGAGACAAAGACGGCCTGGCCTGGGCAGTACAGGAGTGAGGCCGTACAACTCGCATGGGATTTTCTACGGTGGCGGGCATCGCGTGGCTAATGGAAACAGCGATCCTACCAAAGTGTGAGCAAGCGCAAGGGCGTGAGGCTGTGATTAAGCGACTAGGCTCGTTTATTCGCGGCCTTCCGCTCAATAAGGCTTGGCGTATTCGTATTGACCAGCTAAAGGGCGATAGAACGGACCAGCAGAATAACGCACTGTTTGGCGTGGCGTACCCTCCTCTGTGCAAGTATCTGAACTGCACCGATGAGGAGCTGCACGAGGTTGTGTGCGAGAAGTTTTTCGGCTCAAAGAAAATACTTGGAGTTAGCAAGCCATTGCGAACCACGACGACAGACATTACCGGGAAACGAGACGTGATTCCTTACGATACCTTTTCTGAAATTTATATGATGGTGCAGCAAATAGGCGCGGAACTGCCTGACCCGATATGGATTCCCGATCCTGACAAGAACCTTAGAACAAGATGAACAGCAAAAAAGACCAAGCCCGCCTCGATGCGCTCCACAATATGCCGTGCATTTGCTGTGTGTCTGCTGAGCAATCAAAGCACTACCCGCGAGGCACTGAGCAGCCAAACCGAACCACCGCTCACCACTTGGTTGATAAGGGCAACAGGAAGGCGTCAGGCGGCCATCAAGCAACTATCCCGCTATGCGAGTGGCATCACCAAGGCGACCCGCTTGATCTGTGGCTGGCGATTGAAATGAAAGCCAAGTGGGGGCCGTCACTTGAATTGCACAAGCGAGAGTTCATTGCGACGTATGGAACTGAGCGGTTTTTGTTGAAAGAAACGAATGAGCTACTAGGTGACGTATGAAACGATTC